CCCCGTTTTTTCTAAAGCTGAAGTTCTCGGGGGTTCGATGCAGCAACGCGGGCGCAAAAGTGGTGCAGCGTTGGCGCTGGCGCCGGTGGCAGAGCTGCGGCGGATTCCGGATCCGCCTGGTCACCTGACGGAAGAGCAATCGGCCGTATGGCGCCTGACGATGTCGAGCGTGGCCGGCGACATGATCGGAACCGAGGCGCACCCGGTGCTGGTCGAGTATTGCCGGGCTGTAGTTTTGGCCGATCAGATCGCCGTCCAGCTGAACGCATTCAACACCAGCTGGCTCGCTGAAGACGAAGCGCTGAAGCGCTGGGACAAGCTGGCAGCCATGCAGGCGCGAGCAACGGCCACGGTGGCGGCGCTGTCTGGGAAGCTGCGGATCAGTCCGAGCTCGCGGATCCGTCCCGAGAATGCCGGCGTCATGGCCAAGCGCGCAGGCAGTAAGCCCAAACCGTGGCAAAGCGAATAGTCCGCACGCGCTCAAAGCGTGCAGCGGATTGGATCGAGGCCTACCTGCGAGTGCCAGAGGGCAAGCTCGTAGGCCAGCCTGTGACGCTGACGAAGCAACAGCGCGAGTGGCTGCAGCTGATCTACGACTCGCCGACCCGGACATTCATCCTGTCGATGGGCCGGAAGAACGCGAAAACGACGTTCTCGGCGATGCTGCTACTGCTGCACCTGGTGGGGCCGGAAGCGAAAGCCAACTCGCAGCTGTACTCCGCGGCACAGTCCCGCGACCAAGCCGGGATCCTGTTCTCGCTGGCCAGCAAGATGGTGCGGTTGTCGCCTGATCTGTGCCAAGTCGTCCAGATCCGAGATACAGCAAAGTCACTGCTGTGTCCCGAGCTGGGGACGGTGTACCGCGCACTCTCTGCCGACGCCAGCACCAACTACGGCCTCTCGCCGAGCTTCGTAGTGCATGACGAGCTGGGCCAAGTGAAAGGGCCGCGCTCCGAGCTGTACGAAGCGCTTGAGACAGCTAGCGCCGCGCAGGCTGACCCGCTCTCGGTGGTCATCTCAACGCAGGCGCCAACCGATGCCGACCTGCTCTCGCTGCTGATCGACGATGCGAAGACGGGCGCAGATCCGCGCGTAAAGCTCGCGCTCTACACGGCGCAGATGGATGCCGACCCGTTTGGGATGGCGGCCATCAAGGCGGCCAACCCGCACCTCGCGCAGTTCATGAACATCGACGAAGTCCAGCGCCAGGCGCAGGACGCAAAGCGGATGCCGAGCCGGGAATCGAGCTACCGCAACCTGATTCTGAATCAGCGCGTGGAAGCGCGGCAGCCGTTCGTCAGCCGCAGCGTGTGGGAAGAAAACGGAGCCATGCCGGCCGGCGAACTGCCGTCTGGACCGTGCTGGTTCGGGCTCGATCTCTCCAGCGTCAGCGACCTGACTGCGCTTGTCGGTGTAAGCCAGCGCGATGACGGCTGGGATGTTCACCCCACCTTCTGGCTGCCAGAGGATGGGCTCGCAGACAAGGCGCGAGCCGATCGCGTGCCGTGGGATGTGTGGCAGCAGCAGGGTTTCTTGCGCGCCACACCTGGTGCATCGATTCAGTACGACTTTATCGCCGAGTACCTGCGCTGGCTGTTTGACAACTGCGACGTCCGCGGCGTGGCGTTCGACCGCTACAACATGCGCTTTCTGAAGCCATGCCTCGCGCGCGCCGGATTCTCTGACGAAGAAATGGACCGTTTCACCGACTTTGGGCAGGGATTCGTGAGCATGAGCCCAGCACTGCGCGAGCTGGAGACGCTGCTGCTGGCGCGCCAGCTGCGCCACGGGATGCACCCGATCCTGACGATGTGCGCGGCCAACGCCACCGTGCAGCGCGATCCGGCGGATAACCGCAAGTTCACCAAGACAAAAAGCACCGGCCGAATTGACGGCATGGTGGCGTTAGCCATGGCCGTGAGCGGGGCGACCGTTGACGAACAAACCAACTCCGACTTGTGCATGGTGATCTGATGTTCGGTCTGACGACACAGAAAGAAATGAATCGCCAGCTCGAGGCGCTGCGCGCTGAGTTTCAGAACGCTTCCGGCTGGCAGAGCGCTGACAGCGGACTGTGGGATGCGTTCGGCGTGATGCCGGTGTCGTCTGGTGAATCGGTCACCCCGCTGACAGCGAAGCGCTCGTCCGCGGTCTATGCCTGCGTCAACCTGATTGCCGGCACGATCGCCAGCACCCCGCTGCCGGTGTACCAGCGTACGGCAGCTGGCCGGGAGCGTGTCGATCATCCGGTGTGGTGGATGCTGAACGAACAGCCGACGCCGGCCATGACGGCCGCCTCGTTTTGGGAGTTCATGATCGCCTCGATGCTGCTGAAGGGCGACGGCATCGCTGAGATTCAGCGGGTCAGCCGAGGCAGCACTGCCATCAAGGCCATTGTCCCGCTCGAGCGCGAAGAGGTGGTGATCTCGGAAGGTGTCGAGGGCCGCCTCGTTTACGCCTACCGGGAAGACGGCAAGACGCGCGGGATCCTGCAGGAGGACATCCTGCACTTCCCCGGCTACGGCTTCGATGGCCTGCAGGGTGAGAGCGTCATCAAGTACGCCGCTCGCCAGGCGGTGGGCACCGCGCTGGCAGCCGACAAGTTCTCCGGCGGCTTCTTCAGCCGCGGCGCCGCGCCAAGCGTGGCAATCGAGTACCCCGCCGGCGTGGCACCCAAGCCCGAGCAGGCCGACTTCCTGCGAAAGCAGTTCGACGAGAAGTATTCCGGCGTTGATAACTCGCACCGTCCGCTTGTCCTGGTCAACGGCGGCAAGGTCTCGCAGGTGTCACTGAACCCTGCAGACAGCCAACTGCTGCAGACCCGCCAGTGGCAGGTGATCGACATCGCGCGCGCCTTCGGTGTGCCGCCAGTGCTGATCGGTGAAAGCGAGAAGACGTCGAGCTGGGGATCAGGCGTGGCCGAGATCCTGCGCGCGTTCCTGACGTTCACGCTGAACCCGCGCCTGGTGATGATTGAGCAAGAGCTGAACCGCAAGCTCTGGCCGACGCGTGAGCGGTACTTCATGGAATTCAACCGCGCCGGCTGGCTGGAAGGCGACAACGCCGCGCAGGCCGACTACTTCCAGCGCGCACTGGGTGGTCCCGGCGCTCAAGGCTGGATGACGATCAACGAGGTGCGACGCCTCAAAAACCTGCCACCGGTTGCCGGTGGTGACGAACTGATGAAGGCAGGAGCAGCCAATGCAACGCAGCCAGCTTGAGATTTGCAACATGACGACACCGCGCGAAACGCTCAATGTCGTCATCAATGCCGACATCGCCACGGTCTACCTCTACGACATGATCGGTGGATGGGACGGCGTGCAGGCCAAGGACTTCGTCCAGGCGCTGAACAGCATCGACGCGAAGCACATCAATCTGCGCATCAACTCGCCGGGTGGTTCAGTCTTCGACGGACGCGCCATGGCCACCGCCATCAAAGAGCATCCCGCCACCGTGACGGCCTATATCGACGGCCTCGCCGCCAGCGCCGCCAGTTGGATCGCCATTGCTGCTGATTCCGTTGTGATGGCAGGCGGCAGCTTCATGATGATCCACAACGCGCAGGCCGGAGTGTCTGGCGACCGCCGCGACATGCTCAGCATGGCGGGCACGCTTGAGCAGTTGGACAACAGCTTCATCGCCGACTACGTCACCAAGAGCGGCAAACCGGCAGCACAGATCGGCGACTGGATGAATGCAGAGACGTGGTTCTCCGCGCAGGACGCGGTGGATCAAGGCTTCGCTGACCGTGTCGAGACCGGCAAGCAGGCCAGCAACCGCTGGAACCTGACGGCCTACCGGAACGCACCGCAGGAACTGCTCGAGCCGAAGCCTGCAGTGCAGCCGGAGCCTCAATCCGTTGTGAATCACGAACACGAGCACCGCGCTCGTCGTCTGGCGTTGCTGGAAAAGCTCGCCGCTTAAACCCAAAACACCACCGAAACAAAGGCGCCTCCGGGCGCCTTTTTTTTCGCCTCGAAATCGCAGCAACGGCGCTCGCCGCCTCGCTCGATACGGCCGCCATTTGGCGGCTTTTTTTTTACCACAGAGGAAAGCCACCATGGCATTGAACGTAAATGACCTGCGCGAGCGCCGCAAAGTAGTTGCCAGCCAAGCGCGCGAACTGCTCGACTCCACCGTGAGCAAAGACTGGTCCGCTGACAACCAGGTTTCCTACGACAACCTGACCAACGAGATCAGCGACATCGACCAGAAAATCTCGAACGTCCAGCGGCTCGCCGATCTGGATGCCGAGAAGGCCTTCGGCGTTGCCGAAGTGTCGGCCTCCGACGTCTCCGAGCGCGGCCTGTTCAACACCTGGGCGCGCAAGGGCGAGAAGGGCTTCACCTCCGAGCAGCTCGCTGCATTCACCAACACCATGAGCACGACGACCGGCTCCGAGGGCGGCTTCACCGTTCCGTCGCTGATCTCGTCAAACCTCATCGACAGCATGAAGGCGTTCGGCGCCATGCGCGCTGTGTCCACCGTGTTGGCCACCGCAGACGGCAAGCCGCTCAGCTTCCCGACCAGCGACGGCACGTCGGAAACCGGTGAGTGGATTGCGCAGAACGTCACCGCGACATCCGCGGACCCGGTGTTCGGCACGGTCAGCCTCAACGTGTTCAAGGCATCGTCCAAGATCGTGGCCGCTCCGATCGAGCTGCTGCAGGACGCTGTCGTGGACATCGAGGCGTTCATCATGGCCCGCCTGGCGCAGCGCCTCGGCCGTGTGACCAACACCGCGTTCACGGTCGGCACCGGCACCACCCAGCCTGACGGCGTGGTTCCCAAGGCCTCCAGCGGTAAGGTCGGCACCACCGGCCAGACGCTCACGATCATCTTCGAGGACGTGATCGACCTGATCCACAGCGTGGATCCGGCTTACCGCAGCAGCCGCTGCGTCTTCATGGCGCCCGACACGCTCGTGCGTGTGCTGCGCAAGCTGAAGGACGGCCAGAACCGTCCCCTCTGGACGCCGAACGACCTGCAGGGCATCCAGAACGCAGTGAACGGTGACCGCCACGGCGGCTACAACGACGCTGGCGCTGCGGTCCCCTACGATTTGCTGATGGGCTACCCGCTGTACATCAACAACGACATGGCCGCGCCTGCTGCGAACGCCAAGACGCTGTTGTTCGGTGACTTCAGCAAGTACGTGATCCGTGATGCCATGGACATTTCCATGTTCCGTTTCACTGATTCGGCCTACGCCAAGCTCGGCCAGGTGGGCTTCCTCGCGTGGATGCGCACGGGCGGCAACCTGCTCGACACCAGCGCTGTGAAGTTCTACCAGCACTCCGCAACTTAATGCGGCGCCGCGCTCGCCATCTTCGGGTGGCGGGCGCACCTCTTTTCTCTTTCTGAGACGACACCATGGCTCGAAAGAAACCCGACGTGGCGGGCGCTGTGCGCGCGCGCGTTTTGACTGACTGCCCGCTAGGCAGGGCTGATTCCGTTGTTGACGTTCCGGCCGAGCTGGTCGAGCAGTTTGTCGCCATCGGCGTGATCGACACCGATCCCGACGCCGTGGCCTACGCCGAGAGCCTCGCATGAAGCTCGTTACCGTCACGGCGCCAACCGAAGAGCCGGTGAGCTTGAGCGATGCGAAGGCGCAGGTGTCCATCATCGACGACACCAGTCACGACGCTCGACTGCTGCGGCTGATCAAGGCTGCTCGGCTGCAGGCGGAAGCGCACACCGGTATGCGTGCAATGACGCAGACCGTACGCCTCGAGCTCGACAGCTTCCCCGGCGTGACGCAAGTGCGGTCGTGGCAGTACGCCGTTGCTGGCTGGAACCAGCAGAGAGACGCCGAGATAGACCTCGGGGTGTATCCGGTGCAGTCCATCACGTCCGTCCAGTACGACGACACCAACAACGTGCAGCAGACGCTGACCGCTGGCACAGACTTCTATGCAGATATCGCCGGCCTCGCGCCGCGGATTCTGCCGGTCGATTCATGGCCGGACACGAGAGACGGCAAGCCGGGTGCGGTGCGCATCACGATGGTCGTGGGTTACGCCTCGG